GGATGTTTTTGCAGACCCCTTTGTTCGGAAATTTTTGCTATGTTTTGAACAGATTGACGTACAACCGTTGGCGTAGTTGGTTTGCTAACAACTTTGTCCTCCTTTGCTTTCTTTGCTAACCACTGCTCTTGTTGCTCTTCAGTCCAGTTGACTTTTACGGGGAGTTCATCGTCTTCAGAAGGCGGAGTGGTTGGTGTGGGAACTTTGGTTTTGGCCTTTGGGACTCTAGTCAACACTAGTGCAGAAGTTTTCCGGCATGGTTTGCACAATTTGTGCTCTTCACCCTTAACGTCCATGTACAATCGACCAATACGAAGGCATCGTTCACAAGGTGCGCCCTCGAGAGAATTGACAATCTCTTGCAATGCAACTGCGGTTGCTGCCAAATCTTGTTTAACTCGTATGGTGGCAGGAGAGTCCATAATTGGCTTTGGGGTTGTAGTCTGCACATTTGCTTTAGGCTTGCGGTTAAGAACATGGGCCTCAAGACCGGGAATTTGCTTTAGACCTAAAGTCTTCATGAATTTCGGCCAGTCTTTACGCTTTTTCGGCAGTGGTGTGGCACATGCCTCGGCGACTATGCTTTCCCACCAACCTGGCGGTTCTCCAGGTGGTGTTTGGGGTACTCTCTCAACATCCCCGCAAGCACATAATGTGTTCATGAACACTTTATGGTTTGCCAGGTTTTGGAAATTATTATTGATATGGTTGTACTCCCCTTGCAATTCATCAGCCTCGGCAAAACGCTCCCAACGAGGAATAAGGTTGATTGCCGCAATTTCCAAAGTATCAGCAGGTAGGGTATTCAATTCTTCATATGTTAGCGCTGAGAAATTGCCTTCTTGAACCATTTTCTTGATAAATTCTGGGTCTGGTTCAAATTTCGGTGTAGGCACGTTGGTGAAACCAGTGACTGGTTCTGAAATAACAGTCGTTGAAGTTGGGGCTGCAGATGTAAGATTAGTGCCTTTAGGGAAATTGGCTAAGGAAGGCCCACCGATTGCTTGCACAACTGGCGGCCAAGTGGGCATGTTTGGGATGGTCCAGTCAAATGGTTTTACTTGTGCCTTGGTGCCATGGACGGCAGCTGCCGGAATTTTTGAGAAAATTCCAACATTTGCAGGTTTTGTGGAAACAAATGGTGATGTGGTGGTAGCTGTTGGTTGACCAAATGTTTTAACCCCTGAGAACGATGCCGCAGTATCTAATCTTGGAATTGCAGTAGCGTCCATAGTTTTGGAAATTGGAGCCACCGTGGTCACTGGTGGACTCATTGGTGGCGCGGATGGTTTCGCCATTTCCTTTAACTTTGCATCAATTGCTTTTGAAGTTTCTGTTATAGAATGCATTGTTGGGGAACGGGATAGTGAAGGACTTGAAGTTGCAGTTGAAGTGACGCTACTTGCAGTCGAAGTTGCTGTGGATACAGTGGCTGTTGTGCTTGTTGAACTGCTAGGCGTGGTTGCACTACTTCCTGGAACTGATGTCGTCTCACTTTCAGATTCATCATCTGCATCAAGTTCAATTGGTTCAACATGACGCAGTTTAACTCCTTTGAGAAGTGTGGCCAAGGGAGTGGCGCCTCCACGCGTCGGGGGTTTTGGAGCGGCTGGTGGAGCTGGCAGAGACAAGATTGGTTTATAACCACTAATCGACTTTTCGTGATATATTAAGTATTCTTTGCAAAAGTCTTCATCTGCTTTATCTATGCGATACACAAATTTCCTTTTCTCCTTATTTGTGATCCATGCAACAAAACGATTCCACCAATTTGTCCAACAACGATTGATAAAACCGTCACCTTCTTTACTTCTCTTCACAACAAGCGAAGTGAACTCGAATAACTCGCCTCTAAGCATCGTTGCATGCAAAATAACGAAGAAAACCACCTTTTGAAAGTCCTTCTCAGGAATATTCCAATTTTTCGAAAACTCTTTCCCACCAATGATGATTTTGTGTAATTTAAGAGTTAATTGAGAAACCATTCTCGTTGGTTCAAAGCTTCCGATTGGTAGTCTTTCGCAATAGTGCAAACAATCTTCATATTTGTGTCGGTCGACGAGGAAGTAGTCCATCTTGCCGTATTTGAAATATTTGTTGGCATCGAAAATTTGTCGGTAACCTTTAGCGCATCTATTTAATGTGATAATTGTACGTTCGACGCCTGTGCCGACTGAATGCATTGTGAAGAGCGCGTAATTATGGTACGATTTTTGTTGCTCAAAATAATAGGCACGATGTCCGTTTTGGAAAAGGACATTCATTTGCCAATTCATGAATACGTCATAATAGTGTGTATAACCGTTTGCAACGCTATTCATGTAACGCATATGCACTTCGTCACGCCCACTTGCAGGTCGTGTGACGATAAATTCGACGTCTAGCAACTGGTTGTGTGTCCGTTTTGTGTACTTGAGTTCGGGGGCAAATATGTAAGTTCCAATAACTTTGCGAATTTGAAATGCCTCAGCATATTTGAAGAAATAAGCTTGACTCATGTCGTACAAGGAGTCTATGCAGACCGCCAGCGCGTACTTACGTCCACTCCACAATTTATCTGGCAAACAGAAATGGTCACTGCAACCATGATCGACTGCAGCTAAGAAATCTTCTGCTAACCTCTGTTTGGGTGAACCTACCGTCGCATGTCTGTCTAATTCTGCTTTTGTAATACCGTCTGCAATACGTGCTTGATCTTTAAGCGAGAATTGTCCGATAATCCCGTCGAATCTGATACGGGGAAATTTAGTCGAAAATTTGACTAATTCTTTATATGTCGTGCCAATTAACAATACTGACTCGTATTTTCGTACTTCATTGAAAATATCGTTAGTCAGTTGTGTTCGTAAAAATTTGAGTTTTGGATGGTCTACATGTTCTAATGGCGAGAATATGATACGACCGCTAAACAGATCTTGTAATATACTACAATCTGATTCGGAGAGTTGATATGGGCATTCTAATAATGCTCCAACCTCCTTTTCCACCGTCCTTTCAATTTTTACTTGAATATGAGACCCAGAGTGTTTA